CAATTTCATCAATAATAGATTGCGGTACATGTGGATTGTTTCGATAATCAGAATAAAGAAATGTTGCAATCGGATTGTTTAAATAATCTTCATGCACCCAAAATTCCGCATCCGGATTAAAATCAATGAAAATTTTCTTTTTTGTTCTGATAATCAATTGTTTGCAAATGTTTACATCAATTCCATTGGCTTCATTGATAAATAAATAATCGCGTTTGCCGGATTTGGCATCCTGCGCATTATCATAAGATTGAAATTCAATTGTGCTGCCATTGCGGAAAAGAAATGTGCGTTCTGATTTATTAAAACTTAAAATTTCTGCTTCAATTATTGGCGCATCCAAATAAATGTTTTGAAAATCACGCAGCGCACCGCGTTTTAGATTTGGAATATCTTGACCGACTATTGTAATCAAACAACCGGCATCGGTCAATGCAATGTATGATAAAACTTGTAAAATAGAATATGTTTTGGATGACCATGTGCCGCCTTGGTTTACAACAATTTTGGTATCTGCTTGCAAATTTTCATCAAACAATTCAGTTGTTTCAAACATTATTCCAAATCTATTTCGTTTTCTGCTTTTTTAATTCTGTGGTCTGTCCTTACAATTGATATTTGTAAATGATTATCCATTGTGCCGGTTACTTCTTGTTCAACTCGCTCTATGTATCCGCGCTTTTTGCCTTTTGTCTTCAAAAAAAAGATTGTTGCGGTTGTATCGCCATCGCGAATTTTGTTGTGTAATCGGCTTTCGGCAAAATCTAAAGTTAAATTGTCAATTTCTTCAACTGCCGCTTTATATTCAGAATCATTACCCATCCACAAATAGTGTGTGCTTCTTGCTATACCAACCTGCATGCATGCGCCGGTAACAATTCCCAAATTTTTTTCTAATGCTTCAAGCATAGCCTTTTTTTGTATGTCCATTTATGTATTGTAATGGTTTAAATATCTTTGTATTTTTCTTCTTTTAACTTTTCCATTATAAATCCGCCAATGTATAATTGTTTTTTAACCCAATAATCAATCAACTCTTTGGTTTCATCATAATGCTCCGGCTCAAATTCTATTTTAATTGTTTTTTTTGTGCCTTCCGATGTATCTGAATTATTCAATTGAATATCATCCGGTTTGCCATAATCAGTTTCATCCGGTTGCTGCCATAAATCCAATCCGGCTGCATCAATTAATTCGCTATCCCAATTGTTCGCAAGAATGTCAAAATCCCAATCGCCAAATGATACATTGTCTGTAATCATAAATCTGCTAATCTGCATTTTATTAAATTCAGTTGCCATAATAATTGGCACATCTTTTAATCCTGCTTCTTGACATGCGCGGTATCTTTGGTTGCCGCCAATTACAATCATTTCAGAATTAACAACAATTGGTCGCAAAAATAGCATTTCCGGAAATTCAATTATGCTTTTTAATAGCTTTTTGTATTTATAGTTTTTTATTATCCTTGGATTTGCCGGATTGATTTTTATTTTATCAATCTTGACTATTTCAATCGGCATTAATTTAACATCCATATTTGTTTATTTTAAATGCAATATATTCTTTTCCTTTACAAACTATTTTTTTAATAATGTATAATTCATAAATCTGTTTGTCATCAAAATTATATCTTTTTTGTAAAATATCCAAAAATGGTTTAACCGGATTATCTATGTCCTTTGCTGAATTGCTAAAACCAAATTCAATTTCTATGCTTAATTCGCCGGCAGGAATTTGCATTGGGGGTAATAAATAAAACAATTCTGTTTCATAGTTTTTGTATTTCTTGCTTTTATATCTTCGGCCTTGCCATGCTTCGTTTACCGATAAAGGTTGTATTTGTGCAATTCCTTTAGCCATTCTTTTTTTTCTTTTATATCGCCATATTTATTATGGCAATCCCTACATAATGCCATTAAATTTTCAATGTTATTTTTATCGCTTCCACCCATACCGCGCGCATCAATATGATGAATATCAACTGCCTTGCTTCCGCATGTTTCACATGGAATAAAATCTGTTGAATCAAAGCCAAAATGTTTAAAATAAACCTTTGTATGCTTTTGCATTTTTAATAAAATAAATTTAATTCATCCAATTCATTTTCATTTTCCGGAATTATTAGTTGTAATCCATAATCTGCAATTGCTAATCTTATGCCTTCGGCTGCTTCATAATCTTCATCCAAGTTTATTAAATAATACATTATTTGTACATATTCGCGGATATCCATGTGACCATCTGAAATTTCTTTTTTAGTTATTTCATAAATTTCATTTATTCTTTTTTGCCTTATTTTGTTTTTGTTTTCCATAACTTATAAATCATCATTGCACCAAATTGGCGTTTTTTCGCCAACCCATGCGCATTTTGTATTGTAATTAAAGAAATCAATTGCATCATCTTCGCTTAACCCATCTGCAATCAAAATGTCAATGCATTTTTTGACAGAATAAATCAATCTTAATGAACTATCATCAATTCCAATAATAGCATCATCATACCCATCCGCTTTTAATAAATCATCATCCGGAAACCATTTTAAAATTTGTTCTAACATTTTCATATTTGTTTTTTTAAATAAAATTTTATTTAATTCCCATTTTGGGAATTTAACTTGTCATTAAACAACCTTAATTGCATATAATTATCCCTTTTAAAGCTCATTTGCGTGTAAATGCGTATAAATTCGTATCAAAAATGAGCCACAAATTTATTTTATTCCACCATTGCGCCTATTTTTTCCACTATAAGGCTAAAATCAGAAATTATTTTCCATAATTTTAGTCAATCTAAAGGCTTACATTTTTCTTTTGTTTGTCATATTATATCCATACATTTTGTTAAATGTTTTTTTGGTGCTTGTTAAATGTTTGCATAAATTTTTAATAAAGTTTCATGCAATTTGTCCATTTAATTTGTTAAAAAACAGGACATTAAAGGCCATCAAATATTTATGCTTATTGACTTTTGTTAATTCTACCTATTAAATAAAAACATAATAGGTATCTATTTTTCAAATTCTTGTATCAAAAAATAAATTTGCCTTGTTGCATCAAAAACAAAATAAGGTATAAACAATGTCATTATTATTAAAAACCAAAATACATTAAAAAACAATATTATATTTTTTAATATTTTACTTTTAATTTTCTTGGATAAAATAAATGGTAAACATGCTAATTTTTCAATTATAAACTCTGTTGTTTTGCTTTTCATATTTTTAAAATTTAATTTGTTAATATTTTATTTAATTAAAACTTTGCAATAAAATAATTCAAAGGTAATCCCCCACGCACAATTAAATAATACAATGTCCCACAATCCAAATATTGGTTTATAAAATATAATTGTGCAAGAAATAAAAATTATCATTAATGCTTTAAACAAATGCCAACCATCTGTTAAGAATGACAAAATGGTTGATGAAAATAAAAACTTTTCGCCTTTGCGGATATTGCCGGCCTTCCATTTGTTTTTCCAACTTAATCGCCAATCCCAAAATTGTTTGTTTTTAAGGTTTCCAAATATGGAAACATTATATCTTGTTGATAATACATCCATGCAGGCATTGCATATTGCAACTAAAACAAAAAAAAACAAACTCATAATCCTAAATTTTCTTTTAATAATTTAATATTCAATATCTTAAATGGTTTTGAAACCCCTTTGCCAAATAATTCCCTATTTATTCTACGATTATATTGCGAATCAAACAATTCAAAATTATTACAATCCATTTCGTTTGTCACAATTTTTATTTTTTTTGTGACAGAAGATACGCCAATGGTTAATTCATAATAGTTTTGCATGCAGCAAATTAAAACAAAAAAAACCGCAGCACCAAATAAATGATGACTGCGGTAGAACTCAAAACAAAACATTCAAATGTAATCAAATTAACTTTCTAATGAAAGTTTATATTCAAGATATTTAGTTTGATTAAAAAATTCATTTCCAATTTTAACAAACCGAACGCCATTATCTGATTTACCTTGTTGTCTATACAAATCATCAAATTCCTTTAGCCATTTTTGTGTCATTGACCATTCTTTTGGTTGCGGCGCATTGCTTACAAATGCAGGTTTAATAAACTTTTGTTTTAGTTTATCCAATTCAATACGAATATTATCCGGCATTGGAACTGCATTTTCATTCCATTCCTTTTGTTGCGCTTGTAATTTTTCTTGCTCAACCTTTGTTCGCATTTCTTTTAATTCTGCATCAAATTTTTCTATAATAGAAAAAACAATACTTAAATCAAACCGGTCATAAATTTTTATATCCGGATATTTATTCATTTTAAATCTATCAAATGCGGTTTTAAAATGATTAACACTAAAATGATAATAATTTTGATATAACAAATTGGCGCATTCTTGAATTTGATTTACATCCATGTTTTTTGCTACATTATAGCTACTGCATAAACCTTCGACCAATCTAATCAATAACGCATTAACCAATTCGTTGCCTTCTGTTTTGCCTATTACCGCCAAAGATATTGGCGGCGTTTCAATTATTTGTCTAACTGCCGAATAATTTGTTGGCAATAAATTGTTCGGCTCTGTTGCGTAATTCATCACGCTCGCTTTTTCCTTGTTCATAGTTGTTTTGTTTTTTAATTTTATTAAATGGTTGTTTTCTGTCCCAATTTTTTACCGCCGCAATCCAATCTAAATATTTTGCGCCTTTGCTTTCAGAATATCCAATGGCCGCTTCATGATAAAATTTACATTTATCATTTGGCCAATCCGGTAATTTTAAACAAAATTTTTCATATTCAAAATATTCACTATCAGAAAAAAGGTGTAAACTCTTTTTATCTTTTAATTTAATATCCTTTATTTTATTTTCCTTTACTTTATTATCCTTTATAGCATTGCTTTCGCTATGCAATGGCTTTGCGGTTGCATTATTCCAACGCTTTGTTGCATTAGAACGCGCCTTTTCTGATTTTTCATTTCTTGCAATTAATCTTTTTTCAATTGATATGCTGCTAAAAAACCCATCATAAATTTCAAATAAATCAAAATCCATTACAACTTTTAAAATTGTTCCGGCATCAACGCGTAATTCATAAGCAATTAAATCGTAATCACATGCCATTTTATTATCGTTGTTGTATAAATCTTCAATTAACGCCCAATAAATGCCATAACCTTGAATTCCTAAACAATAAATTAATCTTTTAATTTTTGCATCGCTGCGCGCATTGTAATCATGCGAAAAATAGAATGTTTCTTTCATTTTGTTTTGTTTTAGTGAAATTCGTATAATATTCGTAATATATTCGTAAAATTAGTAATTTATTTAAATTACCAAAATATCCTTGTTTCTTTCAACAAATGTCAAATTATTGTTAAGGTATTGACCAATATCAACTTCATCCCCTCTAAAATCAATTTTAAACGATTTTAAGGCACTATCGCCAACGCCATAATACATTAGCATTAAATCATATACAAATTCAACAGAAACGCTTAAATCCCTTGCAATTTGAATGTGGGATTTGCCACTACATTTCAAATCTTCTACTATTTTGCCAATAATTGTTAAACTTATCATTTTGTTTTTTTAATGTGAAAACTTACTTGGTCTGCAATAACCTGCATTGCGCCTATGCGGTCTAATAATGATTGATGATATTTATTTAATTCATCTGTGTCATCAGTAATTTTATATCCATTGCTATTAGCAACCATGTTTGGTACTGATGTTCGGCGTAAGTAATTGACTATGGCGCGAATGCGACTATCGGAAAACCTATATTCTTTTAATTCGCCGGAACGCACATAAATTTTTTCAGCTAATTGTCTATTTGAATAAATTCCGCCGTTGCTGCGTAGCAATGCTTCAATATAATCCGCAGCGCGTTTTTCATATTTGTTTACTTCGTAAGTAAAATCTTCAAAATTAGTTACCATAAATTGAACATATTTAAGATTATACCAAATAAAATTGGAAACATTAATATTGCAAATAGCACCGAAGCTATCTGCAATATAATGATAAATAATGTTTTGAATTCTTTTATCATTTCTTTAAGTTTAAAATGTTAAATCATCTTCTGCGTTTACTTCTTTTGGCTTTGGCACATAAGTGTTTTCAACAACCGACAAATCGTTTCCAAATTTATCCGGCGATTTGCGTTTCATTACATCAACTTTAATGTTGCCGTATTTATCAACCGGCAATTGCATAATCTTTTCAAGATTAAGATTTAATGCTTGTTTTGTACCCCATGAAAATTCAAATGTTTTTCCTTGGCCAACATAGTTTGTTTCTTTTGACATTTTTTTGTTTTTTAAATTGTTAGATATTAAGATAATTTGGTAATTCAAATTCGTATGCTCCATCGCTTCTGTTAGAATAAAATTCATAAGATTCCAACCACGCATCTTGTAATATGCAGCGATTAAAATTTTCCAATAAATTATTTATTTGATTCATACCATAAGCGATTAAATCTTCTGATAATTTATTTACAGATACGCCGCCATTTCTATCAACTGCAATTAAATAATAATCGCGTTTGCCGCCGGCCAATTCGTACATCGCCGCTTGAATATGATATCCATACAAAATTGCATCGCGTTGAAATTTTTTTGGCTCTGCGCTTTGGACAATTTTTAAATCAATTCTAATTTTATCGTTTTCGCCATCAATAAAACTTTTGAATTTAAAATTATCATGAATAAAATTATATTCTTTTTCAAATTCCAAACATTCATTTAATAACGCAGAAGATGTTTTGTTTGTTTTTAATGAATTTGCAATTAAATCAATTTCATTAATTACATCTTTGTCAATTATTAATTTATTGCCTGCATCTTTTTTTAATGAATCCCAATATTCAATTGCATACAATGTATCATCGCTTGGTTTCTTTGCATTAATTTGAACGCTTGTTGGCTTCTTTGGCGCATTGTCATTAATTAAATAATAACTATCATAAAATGTACCAAAATCTAAAATGTAATTGTGCGCCATTGAGCCAAACGCCATCGCCGGCGTTTGCTCTTTTTGTTGAAACTTATAATGTAAAAATTCTAATGGCGATTTTTTAAATGATGACAACGCAGAATAACTTAAATGCTTTTCATGGCTTAATAAACTATTTATTAAACCAAAAATTTCTTGCTGACTATACATTTTTAATATCGCTTTGGATTTGCTTTAAAACTGCGGCAGAAACATTAACCTTTTCGTAAACATCATCAATGGTAATTTCGCCGCTCTTTAATTTTAAAACGCATTGATTGTATGCCGGCGTTCCATGAATTAAATCCTTTTTTTGTTTTATTTCTGCCGGCACATCTTTACCATGTGTATTTGTCGAATCCGCATCTTTTGAATCATCTAACAAAAACAGATTGCCCAATGCGCGTTTTAAAGCATAGCTGCTTGATGCACCAAACGATTGCGACAAATCCATTCCCTTTCGATTTAATTCGATTCCTGCGTTTCCTTTTGCGCTTATTGGCGCAGGCCAATCCTTGTGAATAATAGTACATGTTGATTCAATAAATAAAACTCCGGATAATTCTTTTACTTCATCATTGTTGGTTAATAAACAACCATGCTTTGCGCAAATTGGTTTTAATGCTTCTAAAATATCTTCGGCAACTCTATGATTGTAATTGCCAAATTTATTAAAATGGTTTTTTGGTGCTTTTAATTCGTTTTGAATTTCAATTAATTGTTTCATAATGTTTAATTGTTTTTTTTAATAGTTAAATAATAAATAATTGTCCCTTTTTTCTAATTTGCTAATTTTCTTTTCAATCATTTGCAATTGACATCTTATGTTCATGCCCCATTGATGTAATGAAATGTTTCTTTCTTGTGGCGAAAAACCTACAGAAGATTGAACATTAATTTTTTTAACCACCGGCAAACCTTGTTCATCAAAATGGTTGTTGTATTTAATTTCTATTTGCATCGCGTTATTAAATAAGTTTTTAAATTGTCATTTAATTTTGTTTCAATGGTAAACAACTTGTTGTATGTTTTTTTGTAATATGATATCAATGGCCTAACTTTGTAAATTTCATTTTCTTCAATTTCTAAAGTTTCATTAATAGTTAATTTTGCAACTTTATGCGACTGCGTTTTTTTGTATTTACTTACCGCAGGATATTGCAATTCGTTTATTGCTCTAATTGCTGCCATCGCATGCATTAGTGTTGGATAAACTTCTGTTTCATTTGTTAAGTGATTAACAAAAGTAAACATGTTTGAATCAACTTGGATTATACTATATTCCAATCCATTGATTTTTGTTTGGCAATTGCCGCTTAAATTAAATTTTACTCTTTTCATTATTTTAAAATTAAAGTTAATAAATCTGTTACAATTAAAAAAGAATTTTCCGCAAAATATTCATTAACCGGAATGCAATAAATTTCATTGCCTTCATCATCTGTTTCAATGATGCATAAATATTCTTCGCTCCAATATTTATTAATCCTTGTTGAATAATTTTTTGCAATATAATTTACAACATCCGCGTAATAAAATAAAACATCAAATTCCAATCCGGCAATATCAATATTGGCAATGTATTTTAAACCATTGTCATTTGATTTAACATCATAAACCTCTATTTCAGTTAATCTGTCATCTGATATGAATTGTTGCGCCTTGCGCTTTAATTCTATGATTGAAACTTCCATGATTAAAAGTTTCGCAATGTAAATAAAATAAACATAAATATAAAAGATAAGATTGTAAAAATTGCCAAATCAACAATAGTTGATTTGTCAATATAATCGTTTTTGTCTTTGAACTTGTTCATGTTTTTTTGTCTAAAGGTTAAATGATAATGTAATTTCAACGCCATCTTTTTTGGCTTCCAAATAGTTGTATTCATATCTAAATACAAATCCTGCGGCTTCGCATTCAGTAATTGTAATTTTTTTTGCTTCGCCTTGTAATGTAATTAAATTTTCATAAATCCTAATTGCATAAAATTTATCCAAGTTTAAATTTAAGGATAAAAGTTTTTCGATTTTTTTTGTTTGTTCTGACATTTTTTTTGTTTTTGTTTTTTTTGCAGTTATGGATGCTGCGCCCCTTTTTAAAATTAACTATTTTGTTGGAATAACCAAAGTGATGTATCTGCCCCTATATTATAATCAACCTTATCTTGCATGGTTTCAGATAAAGAAATTAATTCAACAGAACGATTGGCAAATTTTGAATTTAATGTGCCGGTATAAATAACTTTAAATTCATAGATTTTTGTAACAACCTTAAAACCTTTTTTTGCAAAGGTTGATTGATTTTTTGTTGCGCCAACAAATGACACATTGTTTTCAGAATGTTGAATAATAAAACACAATCCAAATTTGCCATTAACTAATCTTTTTGATAACACATTGCCATCCATGTCCTGCAATTCATAAGCATACGCAATTTCCTTGCAAAATCCGCCATTTTCTTCCTGCTCTAAAACATTATGAAGCATGCCTCGCATTCTTGACATTTCAAAATCCTGCGCTTGGTCGCATCTGCCGCCCCATGAATAATCATCAACGCAGTTGTAATAATTCATCATGCGATAATCTGTGTTCTTGTTATGCTCAATTTTTAAAGCATTAATTTCGTTTTGAATTTTTTCTGATAGTTTCATTTTCGTTTTGTCTAAAGTTTTAAATTTTTTTTGGTTTAAAAAAATGCGCCGGCATTGCACCGGCGCAGAATAAATTAAAAGTTATAATCGTAATGCTTGTATGGTGCATCGGCCATTAAAAATCTTCCTTTGCCCCAACCATTTTTTCCCTTTCTTAATCTGATTGTCGGTCTGCTTGGAACTGAAATGTATTCATAATCTTGGTTGTGATTATCTGCGCAATGCGCTGAAAAACCGCCAACATGAAATATCTTTGGAAATACGATTTGATTTGTATCCAATTCGCGAACTTCAACGCAATTTTCTGAAATTACTTTTACAACTTCGTAAGGCTTTACATCCGAATACATGTATTCATTAATAAAAGAACGAATTTTTGTTGTAAAAAAATGGCCTTTACAAAAATCTTTTAATCTGTATTCAACATTAATCATGTGATTAACAACTTCTTTCACTTCGGCTTTATCTTGCGTTGCGATAAAGTCAAACCAAACTTGTCGGTCAATTTGTTTTCTGTCCATTGCTCTGTACATTTTTCTAATTTGATTGTTCATTTCGTTTTGTTTTTAGTTTTTTATGCCCTATTGCATAAACAAATATAGTCAAACACATTAAAAAACAAAACTATTTTTTACTTTATTTAACTTTTATTGCAAAAACCGGCTTTAAATGGTCAAAAAGGCCGAAAATAATTTCAAAAAAAATGCATATAAATGAAAAAACCGGCATAAACCGGTCTTTTCTATTAAATTTTAGGATATGTTATTGGCATTTCTTTTTACAATTGCCATGTCTGTTTGATTCTGCTGAATTTATATCCCTGCCACACTTATTGCAACTTGAAACAAATTCATCGCCATGTTCATTGCGTTCAACATCTTCGGTTTCAACTTCTGTTTCGCTTTCAACAAAATTATTAAAATAATTTTTCAACTCTAAAATGGCCGCATATTTCCATGTTGAAACCTCGCGATGCAATGTTGCGCTGCTATTTGACTTTATGTTGTTTTTATAATTTAAAAAACGCTCTAAATCTTCAATAATAATTTGAATTCTTTTTTGTTCTGACCAATCAATTGTGTCATCATTTAAAAAAGATAGTTTAAAAATCAATTCTTGTTGTTCAAATTTTAGTTTAAAAATATCTTCGCCAATAAATGGGAATTCAGCTATAAAATTATTGTCCAATTTTTGTTTTAGATGTTGAATTTTTCCATCTAAATTATTGATTAAATTGCTTATTTCTTTTTTGATACTTGAATTTTTCATTTTCGTTTTGAATAAAGTTTTAAATTTGTTTTAGTTTAAAAAAATGCGCCGGCCGAAACCGGCGCATGATGAATTATTTATTTAACCAATCTTTGATTTGAATTTGATAGATTAAATTTAATTGATTCCATTTCAATGCGGAAATTTTTTCCGCTTCTTGAATTGGTAATTTTAATTCGATTTGTAAAAAAAATGACCGATTGACCGAATCATTTGAATCCCAAATTTTTTGATAATTAACTTGTGTTGCCATTTCTGTTTTGTTTTGTTTTTTTGCAGTTATGGATGCTGCGCCCCATTTAAAATTATTTTACTAATGTGTAAATAAAAGATGCTTTTTCTATTTCAGAAATTTTTTGACCTACAATCCAATCATATGGTCTGCAATTAGGGTCTTTTAAATATTCAGAAATTAAATCTTTAATTAACTTGGTTTCTGAAATAGTTAATAAATTATTTCTATTCCATTTTTTGTTTAAAATAAAAGGTTTCATTTTGTTTTGTTTTGGTTGTGTATGCAATATCGCATAAAGTAAAGATACACAATAAAATTAAAAAACAATATTTTTTTTTACTTTTTTTTAATTTGTGGCTTAATGATATCAAAAACGCAGAAAATAATTTAAAATAAAATTACCATAAAAAACAAATGGCCGGTAAAATACCGGCCAAATGAACCTATTTAAAACTAAAACACTATGAATTATCAAAGGTAATAATTATCAGAACTTAATCCAAAAAATGTATAATATCAAAATAAAAAAAACAACTAAAAAAATAATATAAAACCATTTCATTTTAAATGATTCTTTTTCTATTCGCTGCGTTTTGATTTCTTTTTTAATTACAACATTTTCTTGCGCTTTAATTTCTTGTTTTTCTTCGGCTTTTATTTCGCGATTATATTTGTGCAATTTCTTTTTAATCTTTTTAATTGGCACACTTGTTTTTATTCCTGCCGTATCTGTGGTAATTTCATAATCGGTTATTTCTTCCTCAATAATTAATCCACTATCTGTTTGTAAAGTTAAAATTTCAATTTGCTTTTTAACTTCTACATAACTACTGCTATCTGTTTGAATTTTATTTATTGTTTTTATTTCTTTGGCTTTGCATCCAACTAAAAAAATTAGAATTGCTGCTAATGCTATTTTTGATTTCATCGTATTTTTTTTTCCTTTTATTTAAAATTTCTTGTAATTGTTCTATTTCTTTTTCTAATGCTATTAATTCTGTTTCTTTATTCATCTTCATCCTCAAAATTCAACCATTTTAATCGTTGGTCAATTAACTTTATTAATTCTGTTTGCCATTCAACCTTTTTATTTGGAAAATATAATAATTGATTTTCTTCAACTTCCCATAAAAATTCTTTTAAAAAATATAATTCTTTGTAAATATCTTCATCTGACATTTCATCAATATCATCAATATTTAAATCATCCGGATTTTCTGAATTATTTTTCATCGCCAAAAATTGGTATTTTAATTGTGAATCCCCTTTTTTCATCTAATAAAGTAAATGCTTGCGCAGGCCGTTCCGGTTTAAATCCAATTTTATATCCATACGCGCTTAATCCAATCAAACTTCCATTAACACAACTTGCGTGTGTTGGATATAACAATTGATGAAAATGACCAAGGAAATTAAAATCTGCTTTTCTTTGTTCATCTTTTCTGTGTAAGTATTTAATCAATGGAATTGATAAACCGCCAATTCCGCCGCCATACTTTAATGCATCGCCATGAAAAAAACGCAATGTTTTTCCAAATGCTTCAATATAACAATCATCGGAAATTGGGATATGAAATTTAATACGCTTTTCCCTTTTAAAATAATCCTGCAAATCGCAATACATACCAAATTCATAATTGTTTTTGTATCCGGTTGATGCCATCATTTTCTTTGTTGTCCTGCCATGATTACCAACCGAACATGGTAAAATCAAATTTAACTTTGAATGCTTTAATATAAATTCAATTCCGCTAATCAATAAACGCTTTGCAAATCTTGTTGCTTCAATTGGCGATAAATTATTACTTTCAATTAATTCATCATGAATGTAACCGGATATAAAATCGCCGCCCAACCAAATAATGCAATCATCAATTTGAACATCTTTGCTTTCTTTTTTAATACATTTTAAAATATTTTGAAAAATCGTAAACGCCCTGCGTTCTGCAATTTTTAGATTATATTCATTGAATCCGCTTACTTGACCGGCATAAACATTTTCTTCCAAATGCCAATCAGATAAACTTATAATTGGAATTGCTCGATTCATTTTGCATTCTTTGCCAATTGGTATTTCAAAAACTTCAATTGGCTCTTTTATGCTTAATAAATCATCGTATAATTTTTCTTGCGCAGTTAATTTTTCTAACAAATAAATATTCTTTTTTGTTATGTCCTGCAATTTGGAATTTAATGCGCGAAATTTTCTATCTTCTTGAATTGCATCTTCAATGTTTATTTCTTTTTTTATTGGCTCTGAATTTTCAAATCCATTTCCACTAAAATATTGTTTAATAAACCAATGTAGGCCGCCAAAATCTGTTTTTTTCAATTCCGGATACGCATCAATAATTGCATTTGCAAAATGTGTTTTGTTTCCTTTTAATTTTTTGTACAAACTTTTGTTTGGCTCTATGTATTTTAGCCATTTTGATTGTTTCATTTTACGCGCAGGATTTGTTTTCTGTTTTTACCATTTCTTTTTAACGATACATGTACCCATGCAGGATTATTATTATCGCCAAACTCCCAAATTAATTGGTCAAATTCAAGATTATCTTTTACAAAATCGTAAATTATTTTATTTGTTAAATCGCCGAATATGTCTGCATCAATGTCAATTGCTTCGCCGGACATGTGTTGCGAATTTTTTGCACCGCCAATTTTTTTATTTAATTTTTCACAACGATAAAAAGATGAAATGCCAATTGGCCGATTAAAATGTTTTCTAATTGGCTCAAAAACATTTTCCGCAACATGTTTCATGTTAGCTAATGTTTCTGCATCTGTTGTTTGATTTTTTATGCCATGTCTTATGGCAGTTTGGCTTTTAAATGCTTCTTCTTCTGATATGTGTTTACTTATCATGGCTTTAAGATTTAAAACAAAGGTAAGATATTATTTATCTTTTAAGAATTGTTTAAAAATACTTTTGCCGGTTATGTATGTTAAATTTTCATCTAAAGATTTTAATTCAATCATCGCAATTAATCCACTAACAATTTTCATAACTTCCATATCTGTTAAAAAAACATTCTGCATAACAAATGCAATTAAGATTGATGCCATGTATCCAAATCCTTTCATGATTGTTGGTCGCATCTTTTTAGATGTGATTATTTCGCCGCGTTTTTTTGCTGCTAATATTCCGGTAATAAAATCCATAGTAACCAAAAACCCAATTCCAATCATAATTGGATATGCCGGTGCAAAATAAACCGCTAAAAATGTTAAAATCAAATTTATTTTATTTAAAAAATAATTTTTCATTGTTCTAAAATAATAAATTCGCCGGATTCGGTAATAAAATACTTACAATCTTGCGTAATTAGAAAATTTTCTCCGGTATCTTCAAAACCATTTACGCGCAAATTATCTTCAAAAACCAATACTGCGTTTTCCGGATTATAATTTGAATAATTATCTTGCCCATAAATATTTAAAATCCATGTGCCAACCTCTAAATTTTCATTAACAATAAAAGAAAAGAAATCGCATTCAATTGCAGTATAAATATTTTTTACTTCTGTGCAACCATTGTTTTTTGTAAACACAAACAAATAATAATCGTGCTTTTCTTCAAGAAATAAGGTTAATTTGGTGTCAAGATTTTGGTAAATGTTTATCATTTAACTTATCCCCCATGTACTTCTTTGATTTTCTGCATGGTCTTCGCAATCGTTGCATTTTGATTGGTCAAATAAAGGATTTAAATCAATATTGTTTTTCATCCATTCAAACATTTCATTAGCATAATTTCTTGCCATGTTTGTCCAATAATCTGCTTGCTTTGCATTCGTATCAAAATCAATAAATTCGCTTTCATCTGTAAATTTACGAACAACACTTTCTTTGGTAACTTGCACAGAATGAAAAAATAACAAATCTGCGTAAGCATAGCAAACATGTACCTTTTCTAAATAGCAAAGCAATGCTTCATTTGCCGCAGTTAATTCGCCATCATCAATTTGTTGACATAATTCATCAAATAAATCTTGACAAAGCAATGGATTGATATATTTTACCTGCGTATTATTAATCGCAATATCTATGTTTTGACTTTCAACATTTCTTGACAATGGAACTATGCCGTAGAAATTTTCTTGTTGGATAAATTGACATTTGCAACAACTCATGGCAATGGATTTAAAGGTGTAATAACATCAGATGGTTTTTTTCCAATCAATCCGGCAAGGCTTCTGATTTCTTCTTGCGACATACTTTCTAAAACTTTATTTGCAACCAATGGCGATAATGCATTGATATTATCAATAATGTTTGTTGCTTGTGTGTTTAATTTAACTTCTTTTGCGCCATATCCAAATGCGCTTCTGATTTCTTCTTCTGTGAATGATGTAGCAAATGCATCCGCAATAAATCCCAATGGAATAGAATTTGAAACCGAAATAATTGTGCCATCATAACCTTCCATCATTTTTGCTAAATTATTTAATTCAAACATTAATAAATTTTGGTCATGTTTGATAATTGCATTTTGATAATATAATGTTGCATCTGCCAATTCTTTTGCAGTACCCAATTTTCCGGCAACTTGAATTCCTGCCAATACCGGCGGAATTTGAAATGCCGTTGCAATATGGTCGCGAATTAAATTTGACAATGCAATGTACATTTCATGTGATGTGCTTTGCGAAAATGGAACGATTTGAATACTACCTTCTTTTGCTGCGCCATCTAATATTGCAAATTTTCCGCCATTATCTGCGCCGGTTAATCTGTCTTCAATATAATTGCGCAAACTATCTTTCATTGCAACGCCATTTTCATCAACGCCATCCAATTTCCATGGTACATAAACAATAAATGCCGGTGCAAATGAATTATCAATATTGTTTGCATGAAAGTTTTGAATTTGCGCATCTGCGTAAATCCATTTTAATGCGGATGCATATTTTGGTTGCGAATAATACACTTGGCCGGGCTTATATCTGCGAATATACTTTAATGCGCCATTCCATTTTTGGAAATCATCATACAATTGCTTGATGCTAAAATTATAAATTTTAGATTTTGTTTGGATGTCATTGAATAAATCTATTGCAACCGCTTTGTATCTTTTTAACTTATTTTCTTGCTGCCAATTACTTGACAATTTAGCATAAGTAATTTCAGAATCTTTATCATTTGGAACGCCTAATCTTATTGTTGAAAAATCTTGACTTTTAACCCTTGTTAAATATCCATTTATATTAAATTCTAAAATCAAACCTAAACTTTCAAAATATGCCATATCATAACAAACCTTTTGATAAAACGAATCGTTAAAAATTAATTTTAATTTTTCAGCAAATTCGCTTGGTTGATTATTTGGCGTTTCAAAATTTAAACCATCGCCATACAAAAATTTTGCATGTGTTTCAACGCAAGAATTTGCAATTGGCGATGTTTGAACTGATTTAATTATTTCTTGCGGAAAATTATTATTTAATCCATAACGAATTATCCCACGCGAAACATCATCTGTTTGGTTGAAAATTGTTAAATCTGCCGGTGCTTTGGCTTGGAATAAAAAATAATTGTCGGATATTTGGGTTAATTCCATATTGTTACAAATTTATTGATATTTAATCCTAAACTTTTGCAATTTTTTTACAAATTAAAATGATTTGGTACATCTATTGTTTTATGATTTTTAAAATGTATCATTTCGCCGGTTGTTTCAAATTTATCCCATAATTCATATTGTCCAACAAACGCAGATGATGAACTTGAATTGCGCAATTTACGCGTAATGCATTCGCGCACAAAAGAATAATGATGCATTCTTAACCATTCTATTTCTTCATGAACTTCAAATGTGTTTGTTCTTCTTGTTGGGTCAGCAAATGCAGGGTATCTTCTATCAAAACACATTATTGTTTCCGGATAAATTTTGTGAATGAATGGCACAAAATAATCTTCATCCGGAACGATTTGTTTTGTTGGATATTTATAATATGTTTTCAACTTACAATAAGATGCATCCAAATCCTTTTCATAAACAATTTGTTTTGCTGCTTCAAAATGATGCGAAAAATACATTTCATCGCAATCCATTTGAATAAAATGTGTGCATCCAATCATCTTTGCTAATTGCAAACCTCTATTTCTTTTGTATGTTTCATTCCATTGTGCAGATGCATCTAATTTTGGAATATAAAATTCATTAAAATCTAATATATCAAATGGTATATTAGGCTCATAAATCTCTCCTATGTTACTCATATTCTGATAAATAACAATTACCGCATCTAAATGCGGTTTGATTAATTCAATTGACCGGCGCAAATGTTCATCGCCATCCCATACATTCCAAATCCCTGCTAATTTATTCATAATAAGAAGATAAAATTCCGATTAAATAATTTAATCCGGCAGCAATAATCGCAACCGGTATTAATTGTAAATTAAATTCATAAAAAATTGGATACCAAAACAAAGTATGAAACGATGCCATGCATGTTAAACACAAGCAAATTGGTTTTCCTAAAATTGCCGGCAATTTTGTTGCAATTCTTTGTACGAAAAACATGATTTGTCCAAATCTTGTAACTTGGTAAAATCCAAAACAAAGTAAACTAATAATTAATGCTTTTTCTATCATAATAAAATTCCTTTCATTTCATTTGGTACATATTGCGGAAATATAAATTCATGTGGATGCTTTTTCATAAGATATAAAATGTTTCTTTTTTGTTGCTCCCATTTTTTATCGCCTTTATAATTGCGCAACCTTTCAAAATCATTGTGCATTATGTAATTAAAATTCATTAATTGTTTTTTAACCAATCCTTTTCTTGTTAATCCAATGTATAAATCGGTATCTTCGCCGCCATATCCAATAAAATTTTCATCGTATCCAATAAAATCTTCTTTTTTTACCATGCAATTTCCACTACAATGCGGCTCGCCGGTATAATAATGGCCGGATTGCAAATTTAAATTATCAAAAAAATTTTTTTCAAATAATGTATCGGCATCCGCAAACAAAATCCATTCACTTTTACATTCCGCAGCACCAATATTACGCGCCGCAGATAGATTAAATCCTTTTGCTTCAACCATTATGCCAATTGCGTTCTTTTGCGCCCATTTAAAGGCTAATATATCGCCATACGCAACAATTATAACCCTTATATCTTTACGCGCTCCAATCGCTTCTAATAGCGTTTCATGGCATTTGCGTAAATGCGGCAATCTGTCTTTGCAAGTTATTACAATGTCAATCATTTTACAACCAAAATTCCAATGCCGCCCCACGCGCCATCGCTTTCAATTATTTCGTATGCTTCAAATCTATCATCTTTGTTTATTTCATCCCAAAACAAATCAACCCTGCAAAATAATTCGCGATGTAATGGCGTATCTAAAATATCATGAAAAGCAATTACGCCGCCTTTCCTAACTAATTTATGATATAATTCAAAATCCGATTTAACGCCTTCATAAGTATGGTCGCCATCTATCATTAAAAAATCAATCTTTGTATTTTTACCGCCGATTGTTTCTTTTAATATTGATAATGCATTGTGACTATCGCCAATAATATAAACAACTTCTTTTAATAGCGAAAGATTTTCCAAATCAATTGAAATTGTTTTTTCAAATATTTCTTTGTATGCATGTAAACAACCGCCATCGTAACTGCCTATTTCTACTGCAATTTTTTTACTTGACATTGTATCTAAAAAGATTAACAACTTTTCAAATTCTTTTGGATGTTGCTGCGCTTTATTTTCTAAAGCTAATTTTACTAATTTTTTCATTTTTAAATTGTTCTATGATGGTTAAAATATGCATTTCCTTTGCTACCAAATTGACATGGCGATTGATTTAATTTTATTCCTGCTTCAATTGCTAAATTTGTTAAAATTGCTTGGTCATGGCGATGTTCTTTAAATTTTGTTATTTGAATTTCATTATTATGTTCATCGTTTACAAGCATAAGATTTGAACAAGCAAAAAAATAATCTGTTAAGAATGTTTGCGTTGCTTCTGTGTTTTTATAAATCTGAATTGCTGCATTTGCTTGTAATTGGTCTAATGCGGAATAAATAGCCATGCTATAATAACATTCCGCCTTGCAATATTCATGATGCAATTGGCCATTATTGTAAAGAATTATATCTTCTTTAGTTTTTATTAATTCAAATGGATTTTTTAACACTTCAATTGTTGAATCTAAATAAATGACATAATCATCCGCCGGCAATTCGTTTAATGTTTTAGAAATTAAAAAAGGTTTCCAAAGCCACCACCCAAATCCTTTGCTATTAAAAAAATGTTGCGGATATAATTCTAATAAATCCATAACATCAAATTCATTATAGGTAATAACACTTGCATAATCCTGCGCAGATGCGCGCAATTTTTTCATTGCATTATCATACCTTGCCGTTCCAAATGTTATTATCTTTGGCATTTGCTTAAAATATAATTAAATATATTTAATTCATAAAAATAAAAATCTTTTTGTTCTTGCACCATGCTTGCGCTATCGCCCAAAGTAAACAATTCAATGAATGCAGTTAAATTATCAATTGTATTTTCTTTTATTGCATGATATGGAATTGGAATTGCACCGCAAATAATTATATCCCAAAACTTTTCAGTTACATAAAATTCTTGCACGCAATTTTCAATACAAATTGATGTATGATAATCTAACAATCCTTGACTTTTATTTTCGATTGCGCCCTTCCACCTGCTATCAAATACATTCCAATCCTTACCATAAATATCAATCGGTAAATCTGTTTCTAAAATTTGATGAACTAAATTATTTCTGAATTCATACAATGTGCCATCTTGCGGTTGGTGCTGCGCAACAATAAAGCTACATGGTTTTGTTTTTTCAACTTTTAAATTTATTGCATCTTCATAATCCAATCCGCTCCAATTAAACATCATTGGCAATTGTTTATTTGTTGGCGAAATAAATTCTGCGCATCTATCATTCCAATCCACAAAATTTAAACTCCATGTTGGCTCTTGCGATAATACAAAAATATTTTCTTTGCTTACTTTAATATCGCCATCCCAATTATTAAAAATAAACAATACATCATAAGTATCATCGTAAACAAATTCAAAATTAATTTTAAATTCTTTTGGTGCAAATTGTCTAATGACTTCACTTGTTAATCGTTTACTATCAGCATAATTGCTGACTAATCTAATTTTTAGCATAAATGTTTAATTTTAATTTTTTTAACTGCGCAATATGTAGAAAAAAACCTTTCACAAATGAACGAATGCATCGGATAATAAGGAACGCCGGTAACATTTTGCAATTTTGTTTTATTTAATGACCATGATTTATATTTTGTATCGGCATATAATTTTTCTTGCAACCAAATATCTTCAGTATCTGCCATGATTTCCATTAATGGCCGTAACCATGTTTGAACATAATCTTCATAAATATCAGATTTTGTTAAATGCGCATTTTGATAAATTGTTGGCATTTCAATTTGGGTTATTTTAAGGCCATTAAAACGATTAAAAATATGCTGCGCAGTTTGTATTATACCTGCATGCCATTGTTCTGCTACGCGCCATAAATTAGGTTGTGTATGCGCTTTATAAAATGTGTATGTTTCCATGCTTGGAAATTTTTCAATATCGTTAAAAAGGTTTTTCAACCAATACGAATTCTTTTTTTCAAATTGCCATGATAAAACGCCAAAATAATCGCAATCCTTATGCGCATTTGCTGCAATTAAATCTAAAATAATATGATTTTCAAATGCCGGTTGATTGGCCTTACCATTGTACCATGTATTATCATAAGGAATAGCAAAATTTTGTATGTTTTTTTTGCTATTATCATCAAAATATATTTGATAGATTATTGTTTTTGCAGCCATCTCCATGCTTTTGCGTAACAACTTCCGCAACCAACAATTAATTTATTGCCGGTCTGCTTACGATAGGTATCAAATAAAATTTGCCAATTAGGATTATTTTTTGCAACCTGCATTCCGCCATTGCTAACAAAATAATTTTTTAATTCTTGGATTTCCATTTGTAAAATGGATGCGGCTTTTCCCCAAAATTTTTTTTAATGTTAATTTATAACCGCATCCGAAGCAAATGTAATGATAAATATTTAAATGCAAAATTTTTACAAAAAAAAAGGGGTACTCTGTACCCCCTTTCCATATTGCTATTTTGCGCCTTCCGATTTCCAAGCCGTAGCTCTCATTCCGCCGTTTCCTTTACTTCGTTGGGCGGGGCTATATTTCCTTAATTGTCTTAACTTCATGTCTGCTAAAGAAAGCCTACTATTAAAACTTCTTTTCCCACGCCCCCACTTGTCTGCGCAATATTTTTATTAGAAATTAAACTAATTTACTTTCTAAATATGCTTTTGTTGCTGCGTAACTTGTCACAAAGAAATCCGGTGCTAACAATTGCTCGCCGCCCATTGGTTGTGACAAAGTTATATTCCAACTATTGTCATCTCCAATTAATACGCCGGTTGCTTTTGTCAATGCAGTAATTTCTAAACCTGCTGCTTCGCCATACAATTCAAATGTTCCGTTTGTTTTTTCAATTACTACGAACAAATCATCTAATAATTTCAAATTGTCCCACACATTTTTTGCATCTTGTGTTTGTTGTTGAAATTTACCGGTAATTGTTTGAGTAAATGATTTGATGTTATTTTCGCCGGTTACTAATTCTTGTGATGCTCCCGCGCTTTTTGTTTTAGCACAAAATTTATACAAGTAATTGTAAGGCTGCAATCCAATTGCAGTAACAACGCCTTCAACATCTTTTGTAAACCCACTATCAGTTAAATCTGATAGCGAGCCTACATAAATATTTTTTGCTTTAATACCGCCAACTGATTGTAAATCTTCGCAAGTCGCGCAAGCTAAACCGCTAACTATTCCACATGGCATATCTTTATCTCCTTTTTTTTAAATTAATAATTATGATAACGCAATTACAGACAATTCGCCGTAAACATATTGCGTTCCCATTTTAAATTCTGCATCAATGTAATTCATCTTGTCTTGTTTTACATAATAAAAATCTAATGTGTTAGTATCAGAAATTGCATCTGTACCAATTACTAAATTTTGATTGTATGTATAAACCGCACGATGTGTGTGAAGCATATTGTTTGCAGAAATGATTTGCGACCATCTTGATTTTTTGTAAACCGCAATACCTCTAAACATTAACATTCTTGCACCTGCTTCAACCATGTCCCATGATTTATCGCCGCAGCATGCATCTTCTCTACATGTTAAATAGTTATTGTATAATTCACGCGTTAATGCAAAATATTTATCTGCTTCCGGCATTTGGTCTAATAAATCAGATGCCGCATCATACATTGCACGCATTGTATCTAATGCAGTACAATCAATTAATGTTGTTGGAATTGTAACTTTTTCGATTTCGTATGCGTTTGCACCGGCAACCAATCTTGTCCAAATACCATTACATGAAGCCAATGTGTCATTTGTTGAATTCACATCGCCAAACCAAGCAATATCGTAAACATCTAAACGCAATGCGTTTTTAACTTTGTCTAAAATATATGATTCAACTTCTGTTCCGGTTAAATCGGTTAATGCGTTTCCGGTTTTTAACCATTCTTCCATAAATGTGTTTGCTAAATTTTTAGCACATTGATTCAAGTTTACTTTTAAATCACATACTGCCAATTCTTTATCAAATACATTGACTACATTTCCTGCTACATCGCGACCACATCCAACATCCGGTCTAACTACGCCCGAAAGGATATTATCCAATGCTAATTGTCTTTTTGATTTAATATCTAATATAATACGAAATTCACTTGTTAATTCCGGTGTGTTGAATGTTGGAATAACCAACACTTCATTTGCTTGTTGTCCGCACCATGCGACATCCACATTTAATACATCTGCCATTTTATTTTTTTTTTATGTTTTAAAAATTATTTATAATCGTTTCTTTTCTTTTCTGCAAACGAATCAAAGGCAGAAATACTTTTTTTATTATGCGCCGGTGCATTATCTTTAATTGATATACCTGCGTTTGTAATTGTTGATTTTAATGCTTTAAATTCTTTTTCCATTTTAGCTTTAAAATCTGCGCTTGCAGTTTCAACAATTTCTTTTTCTTCTTTTAATGCAGTAATTTCCGCAACTAATGCATCAACTTGCGCAGTTAATTCCGCAACTTTTGCTTCTGCTTCTGTTGGCTCTGTTGGTGCTGCTGCTTCAATGTCGCGTATTTCAATAATAACGCCTGCTGCATCCACAACAATAATTTTTCCTGCTGCCAATGCGTGTTCGCCTTCCGGCGCATGTTCTGTCATTGCTTCATCAAGATACGCTTCTTTGCCTACTTCCAATTCGCCTTCGCCATAAACAATTGTCACGCCATCTGCTAATGGCTCAACAAAGTTTTTTGGCTCTGCGCCGGTCAATGCTTCCTCTATTGCTTTGAATGCAGAAGCTAACTTTGCATTGAAGCCGATATTATTTTTTTTCATGTTTATATTTGGATTAAAATTTCCGAATGCTGCTACCGGCATTTTAACCGCATCAACAAATCCTAAAGATTTTGCTTCTTGCGGTGTCATGTATGTTGTTTTGTCCATTAGAACTTTTATTTCTTCAACACTTTTGCCGGTTTTATTTGAATAATTTTGTGCAAGAATTGTATCTATTTGTTTTAACGCTTCTGCGGTGCTTTCAATTTCACTTGCAGTACCTTGCGCGCCGCCGCTTGCATTGTGTATCATGTATTGCGCGGTTTCTGACATTTCAACATATCCGGCCGCCGATGCAATTAATGTAGCAATGCTTCCACAAAATCCATGGATGTATGCGGTTACTTTTATTCCGGAATCTTTTAAATCATTATAGATTGAAAAACCTTCATAAACACTTCCGCCACGCGAATTTATAATTAACTTCAATTCTGTTGCATTGGTTTTCTTTGCAGCATCAATTTGGCTTCGTACATAATCGGCCGAAATTTCGCCTTTGTCTGTGCCAATATCTTTATTGATTAGTAAATTATAAATTTCCATAAAACAAAAGTAAAGCTAATGTTAAATGGTTTTTTGTAAAGTTTTTACAATTAGATTTTTTTTATAATATAGATAATCGCATGAATACTTTTGCTATATTTTTCGGCCAAATCAGAATAAACCATCATTAATGGTTTTTTATTTCTGCCTTTTACATTTTTTTGTTCTTCATATTCGCATTTAATTAAATAACGCTCCATATCGCCGGTTGTTAATGCGCATTTTTCTGCTAAATGATACGCAACCTCTTTGCATTCGCCAAAGGTTGTATCAATTCTTGTATAAAATTCTTTTTCAATGTTCATTTTCCTTGACCTTTATATTTTTTTGGTTGAAATTTTTTTGCTTTTGCTGCCCTTCCGGTTTTTCTTTTGCCGAAATTAACTTTTATTTTTTGCGATGTAACTTTTGCTTTTGCCATTATAATGATGTTGCGGTTTCTATTGCTTGAATTCTGTTTTGTACTGATGTTATTTCGGAAACAGAAACAACTAAATTTAAATTTTTGATTGCTTCAACAACTCTGTCGCTTTCATTGGAAATACTGCTTGCACCAACCATTCCGCCATCTGCAAAACCGGCAACGCCTATTCTTTTAAATGTTCTTGCGCCGCCTAATGCTGCTTGTTGATGTTGATTTAAAATTACTTCGCCGGTTTTAATTGTTGCCAATAAATTATCGCCATTGCTTCGTTTAATTGGCATTCCCATTCCTTGTTTAACTTTTGTGCCGGATAATCCGCCGCCTGCGAAACCTTCAACCAATCCGCCTTCTGCAAATGCCGGTACAAATTCTTGCGATTTTATTGCTGATAATTGTATTGCACCTTGCGCGCCGGCAACTATCATTGCAAAAATATTTGGAAATGCTTTAATAACATTCAATGCGGTTGTTATAATCACTTGCGCAATTGCGTATCTTTTATCGGTTTCAAATTGCTTGCGTTTAATTTCGTTTTGTTGGCTTAACGCATCTTTTTCAATTTGAATTTGCCTTGCATCTGCTTTTTCTTGCAATTTTGCTTCTTGCGCATCCCCTTGCTCTTTAGTAATTAAACCTTTTGCAATATTATCTTTGATTGCGGTTAAATCTTTATTTAATTGGCTTTTTAATGCTTCGCTTTTTGCTTTTGTGTTTTGTTCTAATGTATTTAATTCTTTTTCTGCCGCTTGTTGGTTTGCATCTTGTAATGCGCCTAAAACCATTTGACTAACTTGCGCAACTTGTTCGGCGCGTTCTTTAAATGATTTTTCTAAATCATCTGCGGATTTTTTTGTAGCTGCATCAATTTCATCTATGCTTTTAATTCCATGGTCTGTTACCAAATTTTGGTATGCAATACGCATCTTTGCAATTTCTGCGGCGTTTGTTGTCGCATTTTTTGTGTCTGCTTCTAATAATGCAATTTGATTATTTAATGTTTGTATTTGAATTGCATAGACATCATCTGCATATCTTTGCTGCGCTGCTAATTTTGCATCTGCATTTCCATTGGCCATATCCAATTCAACCATGTATCTTGTTTTTGCATCTGCCATTAATTTGTCATTGACATATTCAATTTGCGATTGTGCTTTTTGTTTACGCGTTATTTCATCTGCTTCCAATCTTTTGTTTTGGTCAATTTGCGCATCAATTCGATTTGATGTAATTTGCAATTCTAATTTTGCAATTTCCTTACTTAATTTTGTTCTATCGTTATTGAATTTTTTTAAATCTTCAATTTGTAATTTTAGATTTATTTCTGTTAACGCCCTAACATCTTTATCATATTGCTCCTGCGCTTCTTTTGTTATTCTGCCTTTATTAGCAAGATTTTGTTTTAAAATATTTAATGATTCTGTATTGTCAATTGCGGTAGCTTCTTGCTGCGCTTTTAATGCATCCAATTCCCTTCTTGTTCTATCTTCAATCCTTTTTTTTCTTGCATCTTCAACCTTCTGCCTATCTGTTTCTGCATCTTCTTGCGATTTATTTAATCTGTTTAAAATTCGTTCTTCAACATCTGCGCTTTGCGAAGATATTTCAACCAATTTTAATTTTGCATCAACTTCCTTTTGTCTAATAGCATCTTTTGCAGTACCATTGCTTTTTGCTAATGCCAATTCACGCGCAGCAATTGCATATTCTTGTTTCGCAATACCAACCTTGCTTTCAAAATTTTTCCTTTCAATATCAGAAGCCTTATTTAAAAGCGCGATTCGTTCTTGTTCTGTTATCGTTCTATTTTTTGAACTGATAATTAATTTTTTTACTTGCGCATCGCCAATTGCTTGTTGAACTTGTAAATCCCTTTCGGCATCTTCTAAATCTTGTGTTGCTTGCGCAAGATTATAACTTTCGGCCGCCGAATTTGCTATGCCATCTGCAAATCCGCTAAAATCGCCCTGCAATAATTTACCTAAATTCCCCAATACGCCATCAAATGCACCGGATATTCCGGCCAATGCGCGTTCAAAGAAATCAAATACTGCTTCAAACTTTTGCATGTAAACAAATAATGCGCCAAGCGCAGTAACTAAAATTCCAATTGGATTTGTTTTTAATTTGTTTCCAAGTTTATCCAATCCAACGCCGAATATTGAAACGCCACCTAATGCATCTTTAAATGCTTCTTTGTAATTACCTACATTTCGCACATTGTTTCCAATGGCGGCTTCTTGTTCTTTTAATGTATCGGTTAATTTTTTTAGCTTTGCGGTTTGTTCTTTTGTTGGATTTTGAATGCGGATATATTCCGCAGTCATTTCTTTTAACAATGCGCGATTTTGAGCAATTGAATTATTGTTATAATTAATGCTATCTGTGTTTGCTTTTTCGGCAGTTGTTAAATCATTTAGTGCCTTCTGATTTGTTTTGTATTGCGAATTTAATGCAGACAACGCAGCGTTATTCTCGCGAATAGCCTTTTGACCTTCTTTTGTTGATGCATCCAATTTGCTTTGCTGATTACGCAATTCAACAATTCTTTTTTGTATATCTTCTTGCGATTGTTTTAATGCGCCATACTCAATGGACACATTATAAACAATTGATTTTTCGTCTGCCATTTTTTATTAACCTTGCATTAATGACCAATTATTATCTTTTGTTTTATTCTTTGCTCTACCTACTGCCCATTTTAAATGTCTTTTTTGAATAGGTGTAAAATCATTAAAACTATTACGATGATAAACTATTTTATCATGATAATTAACTATTCCAATTTGTTTAGTATAGCTTATAATAGCTTCATTTTTTTGAACATTATTATTTGGCTGACCACCATCAATTTCCCATTCATCTAAATTTTCAATTTCTATAAATTGCAAATGCTTTTTATACCTAACTTTATTTCCTCTTTTCATTTTATTTTTCTTTAATGATTTTACTTTCTTTTTCTTCTGCAATATCGTTCGCAAATGCTTTTAATGCATCTAATATTGCTTCGCATTCATTTAATTTGAATGCGCCTTTTTGTACTGCCAAATCAAATGCACCATGCAAGATTTGTAATTGTTGAACTTTATCCATATTTTTTTTAAAATTACATTGGAGAATGTGAAAATTTAACCCATGCGCCACCTTGATAACAACACATATGATTTAATGTGGTATTGTATAATAACAATCCGTTTGCCGGTGTTGTAATTGCATTGATTTGTGTGGTTGTTAATCTTGGAAGCAATGCGCCTTTTGTTGTTGAAGACATGTGCAATTGTGCGGTTGAATCAATTGTTGTTAATCCGATACCAACTGCGCCGCCTGCGGTTGTTGCAAGATACGCACTATTTGCATTTCTAAATGTACCATTCACATCAAATTTAAAGCCTGCCGATGTAATTCTATTTACAACAACATCGCCCCCTTGCGGATTAAATGCAATGACATTAAAAATTGTATCATCTGTTGAATTATAATTTTGAAACCATGCTGCGCCTGCGGTATTAATACCGGCATCTAAAACTTGCGTTTGAACAAAATTTCCAAATCTTGAAACCCAATTGACCGGCGCGCCACCGCCCGATGAAGATGGACTAATACCCAAATTCGTATAGAATTTTGTACTTGCATTGCTAAATGTTTTTGTTCCCGTAATTGATTGCGTTCCTGCTAAAGAAACATAATTTGTCAATGTACTATTTAGCGTTGTTGTCAAAACATAATTTGCTAAATTTGATGCTAATGTACCATTCGTAACATAGCCTGCTAATGTTGAAGACAAAGAAGCATTGGTAACATAGTTTGCCAATGTGGATGCTAATGATGCGTTCGTTACATAAGAAGATAATGTAGATGCTAAAGAAGCATTTGTTACATAATTTGCCAATGTGCCGGTTGTAACATAGCCTGCCAATGTAGATGCTAAACTTGCGTTTGTAACATAAGAAGCCAATGTACTCGCTAACGAAGCGTTTGTTACATATTGACTTAAATTTAATGCGGTCTGCATAAAGGTTGCCATCTGATTTGGCGTTCCTTTTAAAGTTACGCCGGCTTGCACTAATGGAAATTGTTCTGTCCCTGCGAATGCTGCGGCGTTTGTTAGTTGTGATATTTTTTTAGTTGCCATTTTATTTATTATTACTCAATTATTATATTAAAATTATTTTCTGTTAAAATTTCTTCGCCTGCTTCTGTTATAATATAACCAAATGTCGGCACATTTGGATATAGTTTTGCAAATTCATCGCCGTAATCATATTTCACGCCAACATTTATTAATTCAACTTTTGTTAATCCTTTTCCATTTGGCTCAAAATCAATTATTTTATTCAATCTAAATAATGAATTAAAATATTCTATGTACCATAATTGCGAAAAATCTAATTCTGCAATGTCGCGCGCAGACAAATTAAAATACGCAACTAATGATGCGCTTATATTCAATTGGTCAATAGGATTTTTATAATATGTATCAACCAAATTTTTTGGCATAAATCCAATTCCTAATGGCGTATTAAATGAAAGGTTTAAATCGAATGCATCAATTGCATAATCGTTATATTGTACCTTTTGAAAATAACATAAAGGAATTTGCGTTGTGGTGCATGGCGATGTTTCAATTGATATTTGCGTATAAACATCGGACAATTTTGATATGTCAATTAATCCGGCATTAATTAAAATTCGCGGCATTCTTTGCGTTGTCCATACAACCGGTCGCGTGTCTTCCCACATTGTAGGCAAATAAATATAATTTGGCGCAGTACCATTAAAAGTTTTTTCAATTATTGTTGGCGAAAATCCAACTTCGCCAATTGTTTTTGCTTCGCCATCCTGCGTTAAATAATATTTGCCATCGCCAAATGGAAATTGCCTTGCCAATGTTTGTCTTTGATTATATTGTAACAACCAAAAATCTTTGTCATCGCCTTTGTATTTAAAATCATATTTTCGATTAAAATTAGTTTGCAAATAACTGATTGATGGATTTGGTTTTAAAGATATTTTTTTACTGAAATCTTTTTGTCCGCCGTTTCTATAATATTCATCATAGGTTTCAATCCTTACAACGCCGGTAATATCATCCACAAATACAACCCAATTAAACATCTGATAACAATACTTGAATAAATCTTGTTGTTTTATTGGCGGTAAATTTGGTGCTAATTGAACAAATTCGCCAACCTCAATTGTTTTTCCGCCTGCGCTTGTGTCGAATGTTAAACGCTGCATCTTATAACTTATGTTGATTGTTTCTTGTTGCTTGTTAAACTTAAAACGCAACCCTTCGCCAATTCCAAATGTCTGCGTTCCGGTGTATTGTGCTTGAAATTTAAATCTTGAATTTGGTCTAACAATTTGAAATTGCTGAATTTGTGTCCATGAAAAACCATCAAACCTTTCAACAATAAAATATCCTTCTTCCGGTGCAACAAATGTTGAACTTGGAGTGTCAAAAATTACTTCAAAACTTGCAGACCATTTGGTTGTCTGATTTGATGCTGCAATATATTCATACAAAGTATTGTCCCATTGATTTAATGGGTCAAAAACTTCAACATCAACCGGAATAATAAAAATGCCATCTGTGCCGGCCGGTATATTTGTTTCGGCTGCGGCATATCCCCAAAAACCATCTATCTCAATTCCACCTTCAACAGAATGAATAAATTCATTGTTGGTAAATGGTATCATCAATTTTTCTAATGTTGGATTTTCAAAAAAACTTGTTTGTAATGTATACCCACTATCATAAACCATTTGTTTAATTATGCGTTGCAAATAAACCGCAGGCCGCAAATCAGTAATCTTAACATCATGCGCGCCGGCTTCGCAATCAACAAGCGGCGTTTTGCCATCAAATTGTCCATAATCAATTAGCGGATAAAAATAATCTTTATTTGCTACCGGATAAATATTAAACCATGTAGAAAAAATATTTTCATCATAAACATGGTCTAAATCTGAAAGGTTTAATTCGTTTAATGTCCTTTC